AAACAAGAAAAAGAAACAAAATCAAAGAAAACAAGTAAGAAGAAATAATTATGTTGAGTGTAAATAATATTACAGTAACAGATTTTAAGTCATTATTCAAAAGAGATTTTCCTTATCTGCCTGTGTGGGAATATGGGAAATCTTATATGGCTGGCGATATAGTTTTCTATGAAGGAAACTTTTACCAATCTAAAATAGATGGCAACTCAGACGAGCCTCCGACAGAAAACTGGACACTGTACAATGATAATGAACTAAATTATGTATCTGATGATGATATCTCAAGAGCATTCGTAGAAGCAAAGGCAAATTTCAATCCTAGCTTGTTCCCTGATTGCCAAATTATGCGAATGGTCTATTGCTACTTATCCGCTCATTATCTTGTAATTGACTTGAATAATGCTATGAACCCATTAGCACTGGGAGCGATGGGTATTGTTCAAAGTAAGTCGGTTGGCTCTGTTTCTGAAAGCTATGGGATACCGCAATGGTTGATGAATAAACCAAATATGAGTTTATATGCTCAAACTGGTTACGGCTTAAAATATTTAAGTTTAATTACGCCATATATGGTAGGAAATATTATTTATACACCTGGAAGGATAAATTTTGGCTAGAAAAAAGTCTGTAAACGGCTCAAAAAAAATAATGAAAGCCTTAAATACTTTAATGGATAATCTTAATCAAAAGGTTTCTATTCGTGTTGGTATAATGGGCGAACAAGCAAGCCAAAAACATCCTGATAGTGATTTAACTAATGCACAACTCGGAGCAATTCACGAGTTTGGAGCTACAATAAATGTAACCGACAAAATGAGAGCATATCTACATCATATCGGTATACATTTGAAAAAAGACACCACAACTATCACTATCCCTGCTAGGTCTTTTTTAAGAGACACTTTCTTTACTGGTGATGCAAAAGAACGTCTTATGGATTTTGCAGGGTTAAGTGATAACGAAGAATTTAATAAAGAATTTATGGAGTATAAGCTTATAAATGACCCCGACTTTTTCTTAAAGCTATGTAAGGCTATTGGTGCTAAAGGTTTAGAGATGGTTCAAGATAGTTTCAGGGCTGGAGGTTATCCTACAAAATGGGTTCCAATAAGTGAAGTTACTCGCAAAAATAGAAAAGGTGATGCAAGCAATCCTCCTTTGAACGATACTGGAGAGTTAATGGACAGCATAACCGTTGAAGTAAAAAGGGTTCAATAATGCCTAAGAAAAAAGTAGATTGTATAAGTTGCCAATATTTTGATGGTGAAAATTGCCACAAACACGGCAATATGGCTATTCTGGTTAAATGTAGACAAGAGAGAAGATATTATATTTCAAAACCAAATGAGTTGAATAAGAACAAGGACTGCAAAAGTTATGTTAAATTTTCCAAGAAACAGAACAATTTCTAGTGTTGCAAAATCTGGGATGCCTCAGATGAGAAATACGCTCAACGGATGGGAAGTTCCATTAGTTCTTATTAAGATAACTCAAAACGTCGTAGAAGGCGAGCTGGTGACCTCTCAGCAAACATTCAATTTTATGGGTGTATGGCAACCACTTTCGGCTGAGCAACTTCAATTGCTTCCTGAAGGTCAAAGAAGCTGGGAAAATGTTTGGATACACGCAAAAGAAAGCCAGCTTAACCTCGAAACGGCAGACAAAGTATTATTTAATAATAGACGGTATAAAATCACACAGAAAAAAGATTATGGTCTTAATGGTTTTGTAGAATATATGCTTATTAGAGATTACGAAGAATACGAAACAATTTCGGATGAAGATAACTAACTGCCCTAAGTTTCTACCTGCATTGTTCAAAGTGCTTAGGGCTTCGGAAATAATATGCAAAAAAGTATAGAAAAAATATTAGTTGATATTATTAAACACGAATTGAACTTACCCGACAATTACGGAACAACTTCAAAAAACGATGTTATTCCTTCGGTAATTGTATATTCACAGAATATCAAGCTATTTAATACCGACAAAATGCAAATAACTGTTAGAACAGTTTCTCAAAGAGTTTGGTCTAATAGAGCAGAATTTAAGCAAATAGACGGTGTTTATACTGAAATTCACGACATCAACGAAAGCCGAATGATGCAAGTTGATGTTTACTCAAGAAATAATGATGCAAGAGACAGATTTTGGGAAGTTTCAATGGCATTAAAATCTGTTTATGCGCAACAACAAATGGATTTATATAATTTCAAAATAGGCACTATGACTAATTCACAGAACACATCTGGCTTGGATGGTGGTAGTGATATAAATAGATTTACGGTAACATTTAATGTTCTGACACATCAAAGCAAGCAAAAAGCCGTTGACTATTATGACAAGTTCCCACTTACATTAAATGACGAAAAAGGACAATTCTATTCGGTAGAAGAATAAGAAATAAAAGGAGAAAATAAAATTATGGCTTATGAAGTACCTTTAAGCTATACAGTAAACGTGTCATTAACTGCAACTCCAACAGGTTTGGCAGATTTTAACACAAACAGTATAGCAATTTTCACAAACGAACCTGCTGGTTTTTCTGAAAACTATCAGGCATATTTAACTCCAACGGCTGTAGAAGCTGATTTTGGAACAAATTCTTTAACATACAAAATGGCGCAGGCTTTATTTACACCTGTACCGAACTTCAGAAGTGGTGGCGGTTATTTGTACATTTTCCCATTTAATGGTGTAAATGCTACATCTGCAAGCGTTACAACTGCAGACATTTCTGATAACATAACAGCATTCCAGTCTGTTTCAGATGGTTCATTGAGCATAACAATTGACTCAGAAAATTATGTTGTAACTGGTTTAGACTTTACAAAGGTTAATTCTCTTGCAGATGTTGTTAAGGTCCTCAATGGACAAAATCTTGATGTCTATATTGAAGCTGTAGAAAATACAATTAAATTCACTTCAAAAAGATTTGGAACTGGTTCAGGTGTTACAATAAGTAGCCAAGCAACACCAGTTGGAACAGATATTGCAGGAGCTTCTTACCTTGATGCGAGCAAAGCTACAAGTGAGTCTGGAACAAACGCAAGCGGAACAACATTGGCAGAAGCCGTAAGCTCGGCAATGCAACAAGTTTACTTTGGTGGTGTTCTTTCAACTCAATTTGTTGATGCTGACACTGAAATGGCTAACTCAAGCGCAATTCAATCTAAGGACTGTAGCTACTTTGAAGCAATGCAATCTTTGAAAGATATGGCTGTTCTTGGTGCTCAAATTAAAGGCGCAGGAAACGGCAAAACAAGAAGTTTAGCATATTCTTTAGGTGCTGAAGCTTCCAAAATTGCTATTGCTACTTATGCGACTATTGCAAAATCTGTTAACTATAACGCTTCAAATACTGCAATGACAATGAACTTGAAAACATTGACTGGTGTTGTTTCTGATAGCGGTTTATCAGATAGTTATGTATTATCTGCAAATACAAATGGTGTAGATATATATGGCAATACTGGTGGAATAAGCGTTGTATATTCAAATGATAACAATGGTTATACTGACGATATAGAAGCTAATTTATGGCACAAAAAAGCTACTGAGGTGGCTGGATTTAATTATTTAAGACAGACAGGAACAAAAATTCCTCAAACAGAAGAAGGAATGTCTGGACTAAAAAGCGCATATGGACAAGTTTGCGAGAAAGCTGTTAGAAATAACACAGTTGCTCCTGGAACTTGGAACACTGCAATTCCGTTCGGAGACCCTGAAGATTTCAGACGCAATATTGAAGAAAAAGGCTACTATGTATATTCAATCCCAGTAGCTAAACAATCACAAGCAGACAGAGAAGCAAGAAAAGCTCCTGTTTGCCAAATTGCTTTGAAACGTAGCGGTGCATTCCACTTCTCTGAAGTAATAATCAACGTAGAACGATAATCAAAAGGAGAATATAAAATGTCAACATATGCACTTACAGGTAATGACAATCTCATACTAAATGAGAGAGTCTTAAAAGATTATACAGATGGCTCAACTGTTGAAATTGCTTACCAAAATGACAGAGTAGGTATTTCAACAGGTAAAAACGGAAACACTGTATATTCTACAAATAAAACAGGCTTAAATGTAACGGTTACTTTGAGAGTAATAAGGGGGTCCTCAGACGATAAATGGCTAAATGGTTTATCGGTACAACAAGAGAGAGACCTCCCTTCTTTCAGTGTATTGAACGGTTCATTCTCAAAACGTGTAGGGGATGGCTTTGGGGAAGTTACATTTGATGAATACATCTTGTTGGGTGGTGTATTCCAAAGATATGCTGACGTTCAAGAAAACTTAGTTGGTGAAACTGAGCAGGGAACGGCTGTATATACATTGATATTTGCTCAAGCAAAAAGAGCATTATCTTAATTCATAATCGTTAGAACTCCTAATCATATGTGTGAGGGGACTTTGTTCCCCTCATTGTTCTAACTTAGTATAAAGGAGGTATTTGTGAAAGAATTTATTTGTAAAAATAGTGGGAAACGGGTCAAGATAATTCCTGCTTCATTTCGTAATGCTTGCAAATTAAAAGTTGAAGCAATGAAATGTTTGAAGGACTCTGGTGTTTTGAATAAATTAAAAGAGAACCTTGGCAATATACAATTATCCACACTATTAAAAGAATTAGCAACGCTTGTAATTTCTTTAGACACTTCAGAAGGTTTTAATAATGCCGTTATGGAGTGCTTAAATGTTTGTATCTGTGATAATAGCCACGCTATAACAGAACAATATTTTAATGATTGCCCAGAACTTTGGGAAGATTATTATGAGATAGTTATAGCTTGTTGTGAGGTAAATCTTCGCCCTTTTTTCAAGAGTCTCAGTTCAGAGTTATCAACCCTATTGCCTCAAACAGAAGAACTCCAGCAACAAGAATTACCGCAGACGAAAGTATCGTTATAGCAATGTTCTTGGCTAAAGCTAAAATGTTTGGTGGAAATCCTGATACAGTATTAAATACTCCAGTAGATATTGTTATTCAAGCATACCATTTTAGCGAATTTATGAAAATATATGAAGACACAAGTATAGAGCTGAATAAGGAACAAAAATGTTAGGAATTGGCGATTTAGTCGTACAACTTGGAGCGATAGGCGATAGTAAAGCTGTAAAAGCTTTTGGCGAAGCTGTTAAAAAGGCTGGCAAAGCTATTGAGGATTTCGATAAAAAACAAGAGAAATCCGAAGGAAAGTCAAATAAGCTCGCTGGCTCAATTGGCAAAACTGCTTTAAAAATTGCAGGAATTGCTGGAGCTGTTGCTACTGCATATTATGCTTTAGATAGACTTACAGAAAGCCTTGCAAAACAAAACCAGCAATGGGTTAATCTTGCAAGACAATCCAATATAGCTCTTGATACTCTACAAAGATGGGATGCCGTTGGTAAAATTGTAGGGGTAGAAGGTGTAGGACAGCAAATTCAAGACCTTGAGCAAAAAATATTCAATGCTCGTCTTACTGGTGAAGGATATGAAGGATTTGCTTGGGGTGGTATTGCTCCTACAAGTTCTCAAGATGTCATAAATCAACTCAGAAAACGTGTTGCAAATATGGACAATGTATCTGCAACCAATTTACTTCAAAGAATGGGGTTAGACCCTAAACTTATTACTATTTTAAGATTAACAAATTCTGAGCTAGATGAATTCAATAAAGCTTCAAGATATACTTTAACTGCCGAGCAAAGAGAAAACATTGACAAAATGAACCGAGAACTTGAAATTGCTCGGATGAAGTTCAAATATTTAAAAGATAGTATTGTAGTAGCATTGATGCCAGCATTTGTAAAATTAACTAATGCTATTGCTTTTGTAGTGAGCAAAATTGCAAAACTTGTGGATTGGCTTGCACAAGGTCAAGGAGCTGGAGCAAAAATAACTCGTATTATTTTAGGAATAACAACTGCAGTATACGGCTTAAGATTTGCTCTTATGGCTTTAAATGCACATCCTATAGTAAGAACAATCACCTTAATTTTAGGAGCTTTAATGGGGCTCTGGAGTTTCATCGAAGATTTAGTAGATGATATTCAACATTATAACAATGGTGGTGGAAGTTTAATAGGTGTTATTGCCAAAGGGTTGCAGGACTTAAATCTCAATGGCTTTCTTGATTTCCCTGTTCCAAAATGGCTTGAGTATATGATTAGATTTATAGACTTTGTTACAGGTAATGCCACAAACAGAGCCGTCCAAGCACGAATTGAAGAAACTGTTAAGGCTATGGACCCTAATGCAGTTAAAACCGCAGATGGTGGCTGGGTAAGTGTTCCTCCAGAATTTGTTTCATCTGTCGGAGCGCATAATGTAAGAAATTCAACTAAGAATATTACATATAATGTAAAGAATGACATTTCAACAAACCAACCTGCTCAAGATATTTACAATCAAATGCAGTATGGCAATATGAGGGGTGTTTACGAGTCAAATGAATAGTAACCAGAAGCAAACATCTGAATATTTTAAAACTAAGTCATCTATCACGGTTCAAGAAAATAACAATAAGTTTCAACTTATTACATTGTTTTTTGATGTCATTTCAGATGATACAGTTAGTTGTTCTAGCAATATAACAGATAACTGGGTTGAAAATAATACCGCAATACACGACCACATTGCTCTTTCTCCTATTACTATATCGATGAGGGGACTTTGTGGGGAATTGGTATATGAAGCAAAGCAAGCGGATTTAGATTATCAATCAGAGCTCGCTCAAGCAGAATATAGAAATTCTATGCCGTTAGAAATTGCAAATTTCGGTGAGTTCGGAAGCTTAGAGGATATTGATGGAAAATTATCAGGTATCGGAGCATTATATCCTTCTGTTTCTAATATTACCCAACTTGCTCAAAATATGTGGGACTTACACCAGTTATCAACTAAGAAGATAGCTAAGATTTCTAATGCGCTAACAAATAAAATGACGAGAACTCTTAGTTCTCAAATGAACTCATATAGTGGATTAAATACCAATATCACTCAAAAAAAATTAAAAGAAATTGGTGAGGGGTTAAAACAAGCTTGGCTTGATAGAAAAGCATTTATTGTAAATACTCCTTTTGGTGATTTTAGCAATATGTATATCCAGTCAATTACACTTCATCAAGGAGATACATTATATGCTGGGGATATTGATATTACACTAAAACAACTCAGGTTTGCAGAAACAATTACTACAAAGGCAGATGCCGAAGTCCTTGCTAGATTAAATGGGATAGCTCAGGCAGGAGAAGAAAATTATGGCTTGGCAGGAAGCGAAAATTCTCGTTGGTATAATAAATACACTCCAGACTCTCCATATTTGAATAGGTAATGCTATGGATATAATTACAACATTAACAGATTATCCAAACCAAAGACATACTCTTGGGCTACAAAATAATGAAAGCGCAGATTTTCATTTGCGTTTCTCAGGGCGTGAGAGGTCTTGGTATTATGATATTAAATACAAAGACATAGAAATAAATTCTAGTAAAGTTGTTTTAACGCCTAATTCTTTGAGGCAATTTAAAAATCAACTACCTTTTGGAATTACGTTTTATACTGATGGATTTGTGGAGCCGTTCAAACTTGATGATTTTTCGAGTGGACGTATTATAATGGCTATTTTAAATCCTGAAGAAGTGAAGCAAGTTGAAGAAGAAGTTTATAACCGATGAAATTTCAAGCTATATATAGAGTAACCGTATATAATCAAGATAGTACAGTAATTATCGGAGCACGAGGCGAAGAAGATAGCGACGGAAATCTTAAAATCGTCCAAGATGAAGCTCGTTTAACTTGTCAATTTTCGGTTACTAGGGGCGTAATTTCTGGCACAAATAAGTGCAACATTAAGTTATACAACTTGGCACCAAGCACAAGAGATAAAATATTCCAAGATGCATTTCAACCATATTTTGAGAATTGGAAATATGTAAAATTGGAAGCTGGATATGACGGTAATTTAACTCAAATATTTTTGGGAAGAATTATGCAAGCATATTCTCATAGACAAGGCGGTCAAACTGACATAGTAACAGAAATACAAGCTTTGGCATATGATATATTTGATTGCTCTGCTTCTTATACTTTTGAAGCAGGAACAACATATAAAGAAGCTTTACAAACAATTTCTACAGGTTCAATGCCTAATGTAAAACTAGAGAATGTTGGGAATTTAGAAGGAACTTTCAAAACCAGAACAACATTTGACGGTGATGCTATGGAAAACATCAGTAAATTGACTGGCGGAAATGCTTTCGTAGACAATAATTCCTTAAATGTGCTAATGTCTAATGAGGTCATAGACGTTCCTGTTCCTGTCATTACTGAAGCAAATGGATTACTTGACACTCCAGATAGACGTGGGGCAAATCTTGAAGTTAAAATGTTATTTGAGCCGTCTTTGATTGTAGGGCAATTGCTTGAAATAAAATCTGGTGTATCTCCCATTTTCAACGGCCAATATAAAGTTATGGGATTTACCCACGATTGTACAATTTCTGGCAATGATGCTGGGTCAAGGATTACAACGGTTAATCTATTTTACGGAGCACAACTCCCTGGGGCAGAAATAAATGTCTCTGGTGAAAATCAGTATAATTTTAATAAGGTTAAAGGATATGAAATATCCTCAGTAAATACTATAAATACTCAAAAATGGGTAAAACCTTGTAGGGGAAGAATTTCAAGTCCTTTTGGATGGCGTGTTCATCCAATTACTAAAGTAAGAACATATCATAAGGGCTTAGATATTAATGCAGGATTAAATACTCCGATAAAAGCTCCAGCATTCGGGCGTGTAACTTTTGCTGGTTGGGATGGTCCGAATGGCAATTGCGTGAGATTAGACCACGGGGTTATTAACGGCAAACGAGTAACAAGTACAATGATACATATGAGTTCTATTTGCGTAAGTAAAGGAATATCAGTCCAACAAGGTGATGCTATTGGCAAAGTCGGCTCAACTGGGCGATATTCAAATGGTAAACCATCCTCGACTGGTCCGCATCTTCATATTTCCGTATATGAAAATGGTAGCGCAGTAAATCCACAAAAATATATAAAGATATAAACTATGCAGACAATCAATAAATTTAATCAATTAGCAAGTGCTCCTATAGCAGATTTGGGGCAAACAATTAAGAATTATAACCTTAGTGCAATAAGTAATCTTAATTGTATGAGAATTGCTGTAGTTGAGGAATTTTACCCAGAGGATTTAACGGTTCAGGTAAGAATAGTTAATAAGCGTACAATTGGAACAAACCAAGATGGTTCGCCTCGTGTTAGAGATTTTGCTCCAATTTATGCTAAGGTTTGTTATTGTTCTCCTTTTGCAACTTGGGAAATAAAAAAGGGAGATGAGTGCGTTTTGCTATTTGCCGATAGGGAAATTGAAAGCTGGTTTATAAATGGAGATGTAAACCCTGAAGGTTATACAAGAATGCACGACTTAACGGATGCTGTAGCCTTATTTGGGGTACGTTCTATACCTAATATGATAAATATATTAAGAGATTGCTTAAATATCTTTTTTGGTGGTTCTGGCATTGTTTTGGAAAATGGGAAAATTACAATCAATGCAACCAATATCGATATAAATGGCACGTTGACTATCAATGGAACGCCTTATTTATCACATAAACACTCAAATGGCAATCAGGGCAATAATACTGGAGGAGTTGTTCAATAATGCGTGTAAGAAATGTAGACTCAAACAATGACTGGTTATTTGGACACGGTACTTCTGATTATGTTACGGAAGCTTATGCTGTTGCTCTTGATATTAAACTAAAAATACAAGAATGGTATAGAGATTGCTTTTTTGCTGAACAGAATGGTATTGATTGGAAAATGCGACTTGGGGCGCATAACCAAAAAGAATTACTCGACTCGGATTTATTAAGAGTAGCCAATTCTGTTGAAGGTGTAGTAAGTATTTTTGGATTTAATAGTTATGTAGACGGCAGGAGATATAGAGCAAGTTTTAAAGTTTATCAAGCTTATTCTACAGACGTATTACCAATTAGTTTTGACAGTGGGGAGATATTAAATGGCTGATTTTATAAACGAGACAGGATTAACGGTTTCAACATATTCAGAATTGCTAACACTAATCCAAGACAGCTTAAATGCTACATATGCTAAGGATGGGGATTTAATAAACTTCGATAGTTCGACTCCAGATGGGCAATTTACTAATATTCTCGCTCAGATTGGTTCAGATATTCGTGAATTGATAACGGAAGTATATAATTCTTTTGACCCTGATAAATGTTCTGGTGTTGTTCAAGATGTCCGATATTCATTGAATTTCTTAACTCGAAAGGGTGGTACTTTTACTATTCAGAATATTGACGTTACAACAAATAGGACGGTAGAATTACAAGGGCTTGATGCTTCATACAATGATACAAATGCCTCAAGTTATACCGTTTCAGATAACGCAGGAAACAATTGGTACTTAATAGATACTACGACAATTACAGCAGGAACGACTTCATTACCATTTAGGAGCCAAAACTTAGGGCTTGTTCAACCGACAGTTGGAACAATTACAAACCAAGTTACAAAAGTCCTTGGTGTTACAAGTGTTATAAATTCGACTGCTCCAACTACACTCGGTGAAAACCAAGAAAGTGATGAAGAATTTAGAATAAGACGTAATCGTTCAACTGCAATAAATGGACAAAATAATTACGATGCTATGACGGGTCAATTGCTTGCACTTGATGGCATTACAGATGTATATGTCCACGTTAATAGTGACGATACTACAGACTCTACTGGAACCCCAGCATATACCGTTTGGGTAATAGCTGAAGGCGGTGCAAATTCAGATATTGCAAATATTATATATGCTAATAGCGGTGGATTACCGACAAGAGGAAATGTTTCTGTAGATACAGTTACAGTATCAGGCGAAGAAGTAACGGTTAATTTCGACAGAGCAAATCCAGTTTCTTTATATATTCGCTTTGATGTACAAAATACATCTGGAATAAATGTTGATTTTGATACAGTTAAATCTGAAATTGTTCAAAATTTAAGTTATTCTCTTGGCGCTCCTGCAGAGACTTCGGCAATAACAAATGTTGCCTCAAGTGCATTGCTGACTTTGGGTTCTGGATTATATGCTTTAAATGTTGAAGTATCAACGGATGGAACAACTTGGACAGATTTTATTGCTAGTTCAAGCTTACAAAATAAATTTGTAGTAGATGCTACAAGAATTACGATAACAGAGGTATAGAATGGATTATCTTGCTACATTAGACCAGCTAAAAGAATATTATGCTAATCTATTGATTGTTCAATATAATGGCAAGAAAAAAGCTTCTAGCACAATAAAAATGCTTGTAGATTTAGTTCTTGCAAATTTGTTAATACTACAAATCCGAGATGCTTTTGATTGGAGAACAGCCGTAGGTGCTCAACTCGATATAATTGGGAAATGGGTGGGCGTTTCGAGAACATATAATGGTAATTTGTTTTTCAATCAACCGATATTTTCTTATCCTAAAAGCAATGATTTAGTTCCCGACGATTTGACAACACCATTCCAACACGGTTACTCGGAATTTTCAACATTTAATACTGATGTTGCTACTGGTGATATTGCAGAACTGACATATAAGAATGTTGGATACGTTGAACAGAAATTGTCTGATGATAATTATAGAACAGTTATCGGACTTAAAATTATAAAAAATAGTATAAATCATACTCAGAAAAATATTGATGATGCAATCTGGGATTATTTCAATGAGCAAGTTTATACAACTTGGGAACCTCATAAAATAATTTATAATTATATTCCAGACTTAGAAACTGTAATGGAAGTTTGTTTTTATAAGAATGTTTTACCTGCTCCAACAGGAGTAGAAATTGAATTGAAGGTGGTTTCATAATGGCAAAATTAGCAAGAGTTAAAGGAAAAGTGTTTGCTGGTTCCGCTCCTTTGAATGAGATTGGGCAATTTGGTTCAGCTCTCGCAGGGACTCCAACAAATACACAAGACGTAGCGACTATTCAAGCATTATCTGCATATGATGAGGGCTGGAATAGTGCGGTTATCACATCTAGGAATTATCCTCCGATTGAAGAAGTTAACGGAGTTTTGAAGACAATAAGTTATCAAACCTGTTATATGCTTCAAGAAGGTATTCCAGAATATGACATCGGAACGGAATATTCTAATACATCTATTGTAAAATCTGTAAATGGTACAAGATTAGATTTCTATATTTCATTACAGAATAACAATGTTGGGCACGCTTTATCTGATACAACTTACTGGGCAAAAGCAACATTAAATGCTGGTAAAAATATTGGTGAAATTGTAACGTCTGTTATTCCGTTATCTGACTCAGGTTTACATTTGCTTGATGGTACAGTTCTTTCGGACAGTGGCGTTTATGCTGATTTTGTTAACTATATAGCAAGTATTTATGATGCTTCATTGAGTTATTTTACTACTGAAGCTGATTGGCAAAATTCTGTTTCAAAGTACGGTTCTTGTGGAAAGTTTGTTTATGATAGTACAAACAACACTGTTAGATTACCGAAGATTGTAGGATTTATAGAAGGAACATCTGGAGTTAGTGCGCTAGGCAACTTAACTCAAGCGGGATTGCCTAATATCACTGGCAATATTGGCAGTTTTAGAACTTGGACACCTAATCCTTGGTCAAATGGAGCTTTTAGTTGGTCCAATATTGGAACAATTAAAGAGTTTAATGCTGGGCACGTAGATAAAGTAATACAAGCTAATTTTAATGCTTCAAATTCTAATTCCATTTATGGCAAGTCTTCAACGGTACAACCGCAATCAATAAAAGTTCTTTATTACATTGTTTTGGCAAACGATGTTAAAAATACGCTACAGGTTGATATTGACGAAATATTGAGCGATTTAGCTAATAAAGCTGATGTTGATTTAACAAATGTAAACAACACTGGAAAGATTTTCATTGCTCATTCGGCAATGCCATCTGATACATATATAGATTTGACATTGGGTGCAAGTGGCTCAACTTATACCGCACCTGCTGATGGTTATTTTTCTCTTGGAAAACAATCGAGTGCTGCGGGGCAAGGTGCTTCTATATTTGTGAGAAAACCTGACCTCTCTGATTCATTATATGGTGTAGAATATCATTCTGCAACGGAGCAACAAAATATGAAATATACTTGGGCTGTAAAGAAAGGCTCGGTCACAGGTATTTCATATAATTTAGGTGGTATAACAAACTGGTTTAGGTTTATTTACGCAAATGGCTCAGAAAGTGAGGCAACATAATGGCGATATTCAAATCAGATGACACTGGGGCTTTTGGAAATAAATTTATAACAATTACAGTAAAAAACCCTAATTTGTATCCTATTTCCAAAATTGTAGCAGTAACCAATAGCGGAACTTGCATTGAGAACAAAACCTTTACAGACGAAAGCAATTTCCAAAGAGAGGATATTGAACTTATTGTAAATTATTCAAGCAAAGAAACCACGATGCTCAATCAGGGCGCAAATATTTTAAATCTGGTTGCTTACGATATGAGTGGCAAGCAATCAACTTGCCCACAGTCATTAACTTTTTATGCTAAGAACGGAGTAATTTCAAGAAATGGACAATGTTTCTGCTGATTTCACAATAAACGAAAACCAACCTTTGCAGGCGGAATACACGTTAGGAGAGTCGGAGCATTTCGATTGCTCTTTTGAGCTTTTTGCTACTGGAACGGCTTGGGGACTTATTACTGGCAATTTGCAAGAGCAAACTGACTTATGGAATGTTCTAAGTTCTAAAGCTGACACCGAAACAGTAGAACAAAATCTGAGTGCAATAGAAGGCGAAATTAGCGACCTTTCGGACACGATTGATAATAATTATACAACATTAGCAAATCGTCTCGAAAATGACGAGCTAGCTATCTCTAATAATAGTGGAAATATTACCTCTATAAGTAATACTATACAATCCTATGGAGACATTGTAACTTACAATGCCTCCTATTTTGCTACATCTGCTCAGGGTGCTTTGGCAGATACTGCACTTCAATCGGGTGATAATATTTCCGAATTAGTAAACAATGTAGGTTATATTACTTCAGCAAGCTTACCGACATTAGAAGATTTAACAACTCAAGTTCAACTTGATGCAATAAATTCTGGTGCTACAACATCAAAGATAAATCAAATTGCTTCAAATAC